GCGGCGAAACCGCCGCAGGGATTTTCAACTGGGTATTAAGCATCATCCGCCCGGATGCCCAGCCGCTGAAATTTAACGAATTTTTGGGCGCCGCCCTGTTTTCCGCCCTCGTCGTCGTCATCGTCAACCGCCTGATCGACTTTGTCGGCACAGCCAAGCCGACAAGCCAACCAAACCAAAATAAAGGAGAGAGTGAATGACCCCAATGCAAGCCGCCGCCATCATCTCCCTGACTGCTGCCGGA